CGCAAGCTGGACGCATTGGAGGATATAATCGAAAGCATGAACGGCAGATCTCTGCTTGTGGCATACTGGTTCAAGCACGATTTAGAGCGTATCCGAAAACGCTTTGAAATCCGTGAAATCAAGTCTAGCCTAGATATTTCCGAATGGAACAGCGGAAAAATCCCGGTTGCGCTTATACACCCTGCTTCTGCCGGACACGGATTGAACTTACAGAGCGGAGGTTCGACCCTGGTTTGGTTCGGGCTTACGTGGAGCCTTGAACTGTATCAGCAGACAAACGCCCGCTTGTGGCGGCAGGGTCAGACTGCGGATACCGTGGTCATTCAGCACATAATCGTAAAAGGCACTATCGACGAGCAGATTATGAAAGCCCTGAAAACCAAGGACACAACGCAGGCGGCGCTTATCACCGCAGTGAAAGCGGAGGTACATAAATGAACCCATATAAGGAACTCGCAAATGCTATAATCGTACAGGCGGTCAATGATTATCGAGATGCTGTGGAGCGTCTGCGGTATACACCGGACGATAAATCGGCGCTGCACGATAAGCAGAGCATAGAGCGTTTCTTTCATTCGGAATGGTTCAGTATCCTTACGGATTTGAACGGTGAACTGCTTCTGAAAAAACTTAAAGAGGAGGTTTCGGTATGACAGCAAAGGAATATCTCGGACAGGCATACAGAATAGATCAGCGTATCAACAGCAAGATGGAGCAGATAGCTTTGCTGAACCTGCTTGCGCAGAAAGCGACAACGGTTTTCAACGATATGCCCGGCAACTCCACCCGCAATATCCACCGTATGGAGGACGTAATAATCAAAATCGTGGATATGGAGAGCGAGATAAACGCTGACATAGATAGCCTGGTTGATCTCAAAAAGGAGATCGCCGGAGTGATTCGCGGCGTTTCAAATCTCGAATATCAGACCTTACTTGAACTGCGGTATCTGTGTTTCAAGACCTGGGAGCAGATAGCCGTTCAGATGGGATACGGCATTGATAATATCTACAAAATTCACCACAAGGCGCTGCGTGAAATTGTTGTTCCGGAAACTTTACAGTAAAATCAACTATTTTACAGTAGCCCCTTTGTGGTATGATATAATCAGCAAAGAATACAGAGAAAGCCTTGTAGGTTAATGAACCCGCAAGGCTTCCTGTGTGTCTGTACGAAAAATTCGTGATAATATCGCACGATTTTCAAATAAAAGAAGAATAAATCGCTCGATTTAAGGAGATGACACCCATGCCCAGACGACCACAGCGCCCCTGTTCCTACCCCGGCTGCCCCAACCGTTGTGACGGACAGTACTGCGAGGAACACTTCAAGCAGATGAACCGCCGCTATAACAAGTTCGTCCGTCCTGCCGACAGCAACAAGAAATACGGCAGAGCGTGGCGGGAGATACGAAAGCGTTATGCAACGGCTCACCCACTGTGCGAGATGTGTCTGAAAGAGGGTCGGCTCACTCCGGTTGAGGAGGTACACCATATCGTTCCCGTGTCGTGCGGCGGCAGTAATGATTTCAGCAATCTGATGTCGCTGTGTCAGTCGTGCCACACGAAGATACATCACGACCTCGGCGACCGGTAGGGGCAGTCAAAATCTCCGGATCCTATATCACGGACAGCGGCCCGGGGCTTCGTGCGCAAAAATCGGGGTTCAAACGGGGTATTAAACCATGAATATATTTTCGGACGGTGCGAACCGTCCTTTTTTCTTGTCCTGCGGAGGTGAAAATCATGGCTAAGGACGGCACAAACAGAGGCGGCAGACGGGTACGCGCCGGAGATAAACCCGCTCCTGCCGCAGAGAAAAAGCAGAAAGGACTTCCGGTCAAAATCATAAGCAACGATATACCTGCGCTCGACACTGCCGAACTTGAAGCGGTTGACCTGCCGGAGGGCGCTGTGCTTAACGGCACGGATATGCCGAAGCCAAGCGATTATCTCTCGGCTCGGCAGAAGAACGGAGTTCCGCTCGGCGCTGACGATATTTACAGAGAAACCTGGCTGTGGCTTAAACAGCGTAATTGCGAGAACCTTGTAAACAAGCGGCTCATCGAAGCCTATGCGCAGGCATACGCAAGATACATTCAGTGCGAGGAAGCAATCAGCACTTACGGCTTGCTCGGCAAGCACCCGACCACGGGCGGCGTTATTGCTTCGCCGTTCGTGCAGATGTCGCAGCAGTTTCAGAAGAATGCAAATCTCATCTGGTATGAAATTTACGGAATAGTCAAGGAGAACTGCACCGAGCCTGTCGGTGATGATCTGAACGACGCTATGGAACGTCTGCTTCGTTCAAGGAAAGGATAACGCTATGTCAAAGGACACCATCGAATTTTTCAGAGAACTCAAAGGCAACCGTCCGAATCTTACAGTTCAGCAATACAAAACCATAAAAGGACAGGCTGTTAAAGGCAATATTGCGGACGCCCGAAAAGGTCTGCACAAGGTTCTGAAAAGGAGGAACGTCAGATGAACACGACCAGTGAAATGCAGCTTGTCCCGATAGACAAGCTGATACCGTATGTCAACAATGCCCGGACGCACTCGCCGGAACAGTTGAACAAGCTGCGTTCCTCGCTGCGTGAGTTCGGCTTTATCAATCCCGTTATCATCGACAGGGATTTCAACGTCATCGCAGGCCACGGAAGAATACTTGCTGCGAAAGCCGAGAACATCTCCGAAGTGCCTTGCGTATTTGTTGATTACCTCACACCTGCTCAGAAGAAAGCGTACATAATCGCAGACAACCGAATGGCTCTTGATGCAGGCTGGGACGAGGAAATGCTGAAAGTTGAAATCGAAGCCTTGCAGTCGGATGACTTCGACCTCGGTCTGACTGGTTTTGATGAAAAGGAACTTGCTGCGTTCTTTGATGATGACTCCGACACCAAAGACGATGATTTCGATGTTGATGGTGAATTGGAAAAACCTTGCACAACAAAAACGGGCGACCTCTGGCTGCTCGGAAATCACAGACTTGTCTGCGGCGATAGCACCAAGCTGGAAACCTACGAAGTTCTCATGAATGGTAAACAGGCAAATCTTGTGGTTACCGACCCGCCGTACAATGTGAATTATGAGGGTTCAGCGGGGAAAATCAAGAACGACAATCTCGAAAGTGAGAAGTTCTATCAGTTCCTGTTTGACGCTTTCACCTGCATGGAGAAAGCTATGGCAAATGACGCAAGCATCTATGTTTTCCACGCAGATACAGAGGGACTTAACTTCCGCAAAGCGTTTGCTGACGCGGGATTTTACCTGTCCGGAACTTGTATCTGGAAGAAGCAGTCGCTTGTTCTCGGCCGCTCGCCGTATCAGTGGCAGCATGAGCCGTGCCTGTTCGGCTGGAAGAAAAACGGCAAGCACCAGTGGTACTCCGACCGCAAGCAGCCCACGATTTGGGAGTTTGACAAGCCGAAGAAAAATGGCGACCACCCGACAATGAAGCCCATTCCGCTTGTTGCGTATCCCATAAAGAATTCAAGCATGAGTAACTGTATCGTTCTCGACCCGTTCGGCGGCTCGGGCAGTACGCTCATTGCCTGTGAGCAGACGAACCGAATTTGCCACACAATTGAGCTTGACGAAAAGTTCTGCGATGTTATCGTTAAGCGGTATATTGAGCAGGTCGGCTCTGCGGAGAATGTGTCTGTGGTCCGTGATGGAAAAACGATTGCTTATTCCGAACTGGAGGTCACCGATGAAGAATGAACTCACGCTCGGCAGCCTTTTTGACGGCAGCGGCGGTTTTCCACTCGGAGGAATGCTTGTGGGAATTACTCCGCTGTGGGCTTCGGAAATCGAACCGTTCGCCGTTCGGGTAACAACGAAAAGGCTGCCGCAGATGAAGCACTACGGAGATGTATCTGCGCTGAACGGTGCGGAGCTTCCGCCCGTGGATATAATCACATTCGGCAGTCCGTGTCAGGACATGAGCATTGCCGGAAAACGCAGCGGTCTTGACGGTTCACGGTCGAGCCTGTTCTATGAGGCGGTTAGAATTATAAAAGAAATGAGGTGTGCTACCAATGGCAAATATCCAAGGTTCTGCGTGTGGGAAAACGTCCCCGGAGCGTTCAGTTCCAACAAGGGCGAGGACTTCCGCTGCGTCCTCGAAAGCCTGTGCAGTGTCAGGGACGAAACCGTTTCTGTTCCTCGACATGAGAAATGGTCAGCCGCAGGCAACATCGTGGCAGACGGTTTCTCAATCGCCTGGCGAGTGCTTGACGCGCAATACTGGGGAGTCCCCCAGAGAAGAAAACGCATCTACCTTGTCGCAGATTTTGATAGCGAATGCGCCGGAAAAGTATTATTTGAGTCAGAAAGCGTGTCAGGGTATTCTGCGGAGAGCTTCCGCGCGTGGCAAAGAACTGCCGCCGCTGCTGAAAGTTGCTCTGGAGCGACAGGCGCAGTCTGCCTTAACGACCAGGGCGGCAACAGAATGGACGTAACGGAGGAAGTTACTTGCACACTCCGAGCCGAAGCTCACCACCCGCCTTGCGTGATGGAGTCCGCAGTAGGTTTTTGCACGGAACACTCGGCAAAAGCGAGAGGTATCGGCTACAAAGATGAAACTTCACCTACACTCCGTGCAGGGACTGTTCCTGCGACTGTCTATGAAAATCACTCGCAGGATACACGCTATACGGAGTTGCACGGTGTTGCTCCAACGGTTTCTTCAACCTACGGAACTGGCGGCAACAATCAGCCGTTTGTGGTTGAAGATACACGCTGTTTTGATGTTCGTTTCACATCCGATGGCACGAAAAATGCGCGGCAGAACTGCTATGAAACGGATACATCACGGACGATAGATACGGGCGGTAATTCTCCCGATTCAAACCAAGGCGGTGTGGCAGTCGTAGCCGTACAGGGTTCGATGATAGGCAGAGCCGATAAGAATGGTCCGCAAGGCAGCGGAGTGAATGAGGATGTTTCATTCACGTTGAATGCCACCGACCGCCACGCAGTAGCATTTTCGCAGGACAGCTACACGAAGTACAGCGAAAACGATAAATGCGGAGCATTGAGAGCAGCTGGTGGAATGTACGGAGGGGGTTCGGAAACATTGGTTTACAGCACAAGCAAGAATTCCTACCACACCGAAGCCAAGGAGAATCTCGCAAACACGCTTGTCGCAAGCGATTACAAAGACCCGCCGACCGTGAATTCTCCGGAATACATAGTCCGCAGGCTTACTCCAACGGAGTGCGCCCGTTTGCAGGGATTTCCCGACTGGTGGTGCGCAGATCTCGGAACGGACGAGCCTACAGATGAAGAATTGACATTCTGGAAAGAGGTCTTTGAAATACACAGAAAAATCATCGGTAGCGCAGTCAAGCCGAAGTCCGAAAAGCAAATTCGTACATGGCTGAAAAATCCCCACAGCGACTCTTCCGAGTACAAGCTGTGGGGAAATGGTGTTGCTCTGCCGTGTGTTTACTTTGTCTTTTCGGGGATTGTGTACTGTACACAGCTGAACCCAAAAATATTGTGTAGTAATACGGCTTGATATATGTGCCTTTCAGAGTTAATATGTACGCAAAGGAGGGCAAAATGCCATGACAATTTACTACAACGCACAGGACAGAAAGCCGCTTGTAAAAGCCATCAGCGAGTTCACGGGGGCGGACGCAGTTTACATGAGAACCCCGACCTACGCATACCAAATCGACTATTTCACGGTGACCCGCGAGGGCAACCTTGAATTTGATGACAGAGCCGACAGTGAGGAAATCGAGGTTCTGCTTGAATTCCTTGCGGAGCGTGGTTTTACTGCCGACACTGCCGCAAATACGGCGCAGGAACTCACAAGCGAAGAATTATCCGCAGCCGCCGACAACGCCGTACACGGCGAACCTGTGGGGCTCACGGTGGAAATTCCGCTTGAAAACACAGCGGTCGGAAACCTCACCAAGCTGCTTGACGCGAAAGGCAGACTTATCCGCAGAGCCTTAGCGGTGGAGAGCCTGCCGATTGAGGTCACGGACAGCACGGTGAGGTTTCCCTGGTTCGCAGACTGCGGCGCTGACGAATGTAAGGCTTACACGCATTTCATTTCGGCGCTCTGCGAACTCGCCGCCAATGCAAAGCGAGTAACGGCCAAAGAAAAGGAAACAGACAACGACAAGTACGCATTCCGCTGCTTTCTCCTGCGGCTGGGGTTCATCGGTTCGGAGTACAAATCCGAGCGGAAGATACTGCTGAGAAACCTCACGGGTTCATCGGCTTTCAGAAATTGAGGTGCTGCAAATGAAGTTTCCGAGTAAAGAAACAATCGAGCAGTACCGCCGAGAGTACCCCGTCGGCTGCCGTGTGGAACTGGTTTCAATGGACGATTTCCAGGCGCCGCCGATAGGTACTCGCGGCACGGTTCGAGGGGTCGATGACGCAGGAAATCTGCTAGTTCGCTGGGATAACGGCTCGGGGCTGAATGCTGTCCTCGGCGTTGATGAAGTTCAGAAAATCCGTGGCTGATATACACAATTTCTGCGTGTGTATTTCGTTCAATATATTGTGGTAAAACCGCTTGCTATATACTCGTTTTAGAGTTAATATGTGTCTACCGCAGCAAGGACGCTGCAAGGTTGCCCCCAAAAGGCGGCACGGACGCCGCCAACCGAGGGGCAACTCAGAAAGGGAAACAAAACAACGGAGGACACCACAATGAACGCAAAAACCACAAAGCAGATTGAAGAAATGATGAACCAGACCATAGGGGTCGAGGTTGAAATGAATAACATTACAAGAACAAAAGCCGCGGAGCTTGCCGCCGAGTTCTTCGGAACAGGCAGACACGAGCACACCGCAGGCCGCAACGGTTACGATACCTACTCCGCATGGGACGGCGAGGGTCGAGAGTGGAAGTCTCAGAAGGACGTGAGCATTCACGGACCGGACAGTGAAAAGTGCGAAATGGTGACCCCAATACTCACCTACGCAGATATGGAAACCCTGCAGGAGCTTATCCGCAGACTTCGCAAGGCGGGTGCGAAAAGCGACGCTACAAGGGGCTGCGGAGTTCACATTCACATCGGAGCCAAGGGTCACACACCGCAGACTTTGCGAAACCTCGCAAACATAATGGCAAGCCACGAAAGCCTTTTAGCAAGCGCCTTGACCCTCGACAGAAGCCGCATGAGCCGCTACTGCCGCACGGTCAGCAAGGATTTCCTGGTGGAACTCAACCGCAAAAAGCCGAAAACCATGGCGGCGCTTGCGGACACCTGGTACGGCAGTCAGAACGCAGATTACGGCAGGTTGGCGCACTACAACGAAAGTCGCTACCATATGCTGAACCTGCACGCAACCTTTACAAAGGGCACAATCGAGTTTCGGCTCTTTCAGTTTGACGCTCCCGCAAACGGCAAGCAGAACGGACTTCACGCAGGTCAGCTGAAAAGCTACATTCAGCTTTGCCTGGCGCTCAGCCAGCTTGCCAAGCAAGTCAAGACCGCAAGCGCAAATCCTCAACAGACTGAAAATCCCAAGTACGCAATGAGAACATGGCTTTTAAGGCTCGGCTTCATCGGCGATGAATTCAAGACCGCAAGGGAACTTTACACCAAGCGGCTCGAGGGGGACACGGCATTCCGCAACGGCAGGCCGCAGTAAGCAGGAGTTAGCTTCCTGCCCCCAACTCCCCCACAGCGTGGGGCTTTTGGTGGTAGAGAGGTGATTTCTGAAACTGAACCTTTCGGAAAGGAAAACACTATGAAAAAATACTATCTTGCTTATGGGAGCAACTTGAATGTACGGCAAATGGCGCTACGGTGTCCTACGTCAAAACCCGTGGGGACTGCGGTTATCAAGGACTACGAACTGCTTTTCAAGGGCAGTAAAACAGGTGCCTACCTCACCATCGAACCAAAGGTTGGGGCGGAAGTCCCGGTTGCAGTCTGGTCGGTTGAACCGAGTGATGAACTCAACCTCGACCGCTACGAGGGATACCCTACTTTCTACTACAAGACCGAAATCGAACTGCCTGTAAGGTACTTCTCGGGCAAGACAGTGGGCAGAACGGCTTTCGTGTACATCATGCACGAAGAGCGACCGCTGGGTCTGCCGAGCGGTTCGTATGTGCGAACCTGCCTTGAGGGTTACAGCAATTTTGGTTTTGATGAGAGTATTCTTCTCGCAGCGCTGAACAACAGCAGGAGGGTTGCAAATGAAATCAGATAACGCAACAGGACTTCGCCTGTGTTCCCTCTGTGGGGCGCAGTACAGCGGTGTTCCCGCTCTTTCGAGAAAGTACCCCAACACGCAAATCTGCCCCGACTGCGGCACACGGGAGGCGTTAGAAAGCATTGGAGTTTCAGCAGCCGAGCAGGAGAAAATCCTCGGTATTATCCACGGCTCAAATATACACAATTCCGACCGCTGATATTTGTGTACTATATTATCCGAAAACCGCTTGATATAATGCGGCTTTAGAGTTAATATACAGTCACCGAAAGGAAAATACACACAAGTACGGAGGAAAAGGATATGTGGAAACAGGGTGCAATTGGAGTAAAGGACAGCAACGGCAGAATGGTTTCGGTAAGCTACTGGATAAAGCATTACGAAGAGCCGAGCGAGGAATACGGAATCAGCGGCTGCAGGATTTCAAAGCTGATGTTAAAGCAGGACGGCAGGGTCGTTTACAACTACGACCGGGGCGAGGATATTGAGCCGCTGACCCGCGAAGCCGAAACGGTGCTTGCAATTCTGATTCACGAATACTGCTAAACACTTGCGAAAGCCGCCGAAAGGCGGTTTTTCTCGTTCTGAGGGGGTGAAACCAATGCGAAAACTGAAAAAATACAAGCCGACAAAATTCAAGCAGAAAACCTCGGTGTACGATAAGTCAGCCGCCGACTATGCGGTCATGTTCATCGAGAATCTGTGCCACACCAAAGGCACATGGGCGGGAAAGCCTTTCGAACTAATCGACTGGCAGGAACAGATAATCCGCGACCTGTTCGGAACGCTGAAGCCGAACGGGTATCGGCAGTTTAACACGGCATACATCGAGATACCGAAGAAACAGGGTAAATCCGAACTTGCAGCTGCCGTTGCGCTGCTGCTAACCTGCGGCGATGGTGAGGAACGCGCGGAGGTTTACGGCTGCGCCGCCGACCGTCAGCAGGCTTCAATCGTATTCGAGGTAGCCGCAGATATGGTGCGAATGTGCCCTGCGCTGAACAAGCGAGTGAAGATTTTAGCATCGCAAAAGCGGCTGATATACACGCCGACCAACTCGTTCTATCAAGTGCTTTCGGCAGAAGCGTACAGCAAGCACGGCTTCAATATTCACGGTGTTGTATTTGATGAGCTGCACACCCAGCCGAATCGCAAGCTGTTTGATGTAATGACCAAAGGCTCCGGTGATGCGAGAATGCAGCCGCTGTATTTCCTTATAACAACAGCCGGAACTGATACTCACAGCATTTGCTACGAAACGCATCAGAAAGCCAAAGATATAATCGAGGGTCGGAAAATCGACCCTACTTTTTATCCCGTGATTTACGGCGCTGATGAATCCGATGACTGGACTGACCCGAAAGTGTGGAAGAAAGCCAACCCGAGCCTTGACATTACGGTCGGAATAGATAAGGTCAAAGCCGCTTGCGATTCCGCAAAGCAAAACCCCGGCGAGGAGAACGCTTTCCGACAGCTTCGTCTGAACCAGTGGGTAAAGCAGGCGGTTCGTTGGATGCCGATGGAGAAATGGGATAAGTGCGCCTTTGCCGTGGACGAGGATGAACTGGAGGGGCGTGTCTGCTATGGTGGGCTTGACCTTTCTTCAACCACGGATATAACGGCGTTCGTACTGGTTTTTCCACCTTTGGACAATGAGGATAAGTACATCGTTCTGCCGTACTTCTGGATTCCCGAGGATAATCTGACCTTGCGTGTAAACCGCGACCATGTTCCTTATGATGTGTGGGAGCGCCAAGGTTACTTGCAGACCACCGAGGGCAATGTGGTTCACTATGGTTTTATCGAGCAGTTCATTGAAAGGCTCGGAGAGCGCTTCAATATACGAGAGATAGCTTTTGACCGCTGGGGTGCGGTGCAGATGGTTCAGAACCTCGAGGGCATGGGATTTACGGTTGTTCCGTTTGGACAGGGGTTCAAGGATATGTCCCCACCGACAAAGGAGCTGATGAAACTGGTGCTTGAACAGAAAATAGCCCACGGCGGTCACCCGGTTCTGCGGTGGAATATGGACAATATCTACATTCGCACCGACCCTGCCGGAAACATCAAGGCGGACAAGGAAAAATCCACCGAAAAGATTGACGGAGCAGTCGCTACTATTATGGCTCTTGACCGGGCTATCCGCTGTGGGAACGACCACGGGGCGAGTGTTTATGATGAAAGAGGTCTGCTATTTTTGTAAAAGCGCTTTCAAATGTATTGCATTTTGCAAGCAAATGTGGTATAATAATAAAAACCGATAGCGCATTTGATATTTGGAGGTGTTCATTATGGCTAGAACTGCAAATGTATTTGCCCGTGTTGAACCGGAGATAAAAGAAGAGGCTGAACATATTCTTGATTGTCTTGGCATTCCTATGTCCAACGCAGTAGGTATGTTTTTAAGGCAGGTCGTACTTCAGAAAGGCATTCCGTTTGATGTTAAGCTGCCCGTTGACGACAGCATTCTTATGATGGACTCGCTTTCCAGAGAACAGCTTTATGCCGAGCTGGAAAAGAGCATGGAAGATATCAGGGCAGGCAGAGTGCATACAATAGACGAGGTCGAAGCAGAAATCCGCAGGGAGCTTGATAAATGAAATACCAAATCTTCTATACGGATTCTGCAAAGCAGGACCTAAAAAACATTTACAGATATATTTGTGACAGCCTTGTCGAACCGGATATTGCCGAAAAACTGACGGACAAGATAATGAAGTCAATTCGTTCTCTTGATGAAATGCCGCAGCGATATCGGCTGTTTGACGAAGAACCATGGTGCAGCCGTGGACTGAGAATTCTTCCGGTAAACAATTATCTGATTTTCTATCTTTCAGATGAGAAAAAGACAGTTGTTACAATTCTCCGCATTATTTATGGCGGCAGAGATATCAGCAAGCAGCTTTCTGAAACACAGTATTGATACATAACACATTAGCATCTGTCAGCAGTGGCAGGTGCTTTTCTTATGCCCATTTTACGAAAGGACTGACTAAATGAAGATTTTCAGCAGCTTATTTCATTCCAGGGACAAGCCTCAAAACAGTACGACAGGCGGCGCATACCGCTTTTACATGGGCAGTTCTACTGCGGGAAAGAACGTAACCGAACGTTCCGCAATGCAGATGACTGCGGTGTATTCCTGCGTTCGTGTGCTGTCGGAAGCTGTGGCGGGATTACCGCTGCACGTCTACAAATACCGTTCGGACGGTGGTAAAGAGAAAGCAATCGACCACTCCTTGTACCGCCTGCTCCACGATGAGCCGAATCCTGAAATGACCTCGTTTGTTTTTCGTGAAACGCTTATGACGCACCTGCTACTGTGGGGAAACGCATATGCGCAGATTATCCGCAACGGAAAGGGCGAGGTCGTTGCTCTCTATCCGCTTATGCCGAACAGAATGACGGTTGACCGTGATTCAAGCGGCAGGCTGTATTATAAATACTATCGAGGTTCTGATGAAGCAATTCGCAGCAAGGAGTACGAGGTAATTCTTTCGCCGGGCGATGTCCTGCATATCCCAGGACTTGGCTTTGATGGGCTTGTGGGCTACTCGCCGATCGCAATGGCGAAGAACGCTATCGGGCTTGCGATTGCTACGGAGGAGTTCGGCGCTAAGTTCTTTGCGAATGGCGCTGCTCCCAGCGGTGTACTTGAACACCCCGGAACGCTGAAGAACCCCGATAAAGTCCGCGAAAGCTGGAACGCAACATTCGGCGGTTCACACAACGCAAACAAGGTAGCTGTGCTTGAAGAGGGCATGAAGTATTCTCCCATCAGCATTTCACCCGAACAGGCGCAGTTCCTCGAAACCCGAAAATTTCAGATAAACGAGATAGCTCGAATTTTCAGAGTTCCACCACACATGGTTGGCGACCTCGAAAAATCGAGCTTTTCTAATATCGAGCAGCAGTCGCTTGAATTCGTGAAATACACGCTTGAACCGTGGCTTGTTCGCTGGGAACAGAGCATGATGCGCTCCCTACTCACCCCAAGCGAGAAACGAGAGTATTTCATCAAATTCAATGTTGACGGACTGCTGCGCGGCGACTACGCAAGCCGCATGAGCGGTTACGCTACGGCGCGGCAGAACGGCTGGATGTCTGCAAACGATATTCGGGAACTTGAAAATCTCGACCGCATTCCTGTCAAGGACGGCGGCGACCTTTACCTCATAAACGGCAATATGACAAAACTGGCTGACGCGGGTATTTTTGCGGCGGCAAGTGGAAAGGAGAATTCCGATGAAGAAGTTCTGGAAATGGACGAACAAGGCGGTGACGAATCAGGAAACGCAGACGGAAACGATGGAGCGAACGCTGTTCCTCAACGGCACTATCGCCGATGAAAGTTGGTTCGATGATGATGTCACTCCGCAGCTTTTCAAGGAGGAACTGCTGTCCGGCAGCGGCGACATTACCGTGTGGATTAACTCACCCGGCGGCGACTGCGTGGCTGCGGCGCAGATTTACAATATGCTCATGGATTATCACGGAAATGTAACCGTGAAGATTGACGGCATAGCGGCGAGCGCCGCAAGCGTTATTGCAATGGCGGGAAATAAGGTGCTGATGTCCCCGGTTTCCATGCTGATGATACACAACCCAATGACCGTTGCGATGGGAAACACAGCCGAAATGCAGAAAGCAATCGAAATGCTGTCCGAGGTCAAGGAAAGCATTATGAACGCTTATGAAATCAAGACGGGAATGAGCCGTGTGAAAATCTCGCACCTTATGGACGCAGAAACCTGGATGAACGCTAACAAGGCGGTTGAACTCGGCTTTGCGGACGGTATTCTTGCCCGTGAAGAGCCTATGGAGGAACAACCCGCTAACGCTCTGATGTATTCCGAAGCGCAGGTGGTAAATTCGCTTATGGGCAGAATTGCTGAAAAGTGCCGCATTTCTCCGAAAACCGAACACAAAACCAAAGCCGAGGATTTATTTTCTCGGCTTGATTTAATAAGAAATTGGAGGTAACATACATGACTATTATTGAACTGCGCGAAAAGCGCAATAAGGCATGGGAAGCCGCAAAGGCTTTCGTAGAAACCAAGCGCGACAAGGACGGACTTCTCTCTGCAGAGGACGCTGCTTCTTATGCCGAAATGGAGCAGAAAATCAAGGACTACGGCGCTGAAATCGAGCGCATGGAACAGATGGAGAGCATTGAGAATTTGCTCAACAAGCCCGTTTCCACACCTCTCACCGGAAAGCCCATGAACGGCGCTGACAAACCAAAGACAGGCAGAGCAAGCGATGAGTACAAGGCGGCAATGCTGAACGCTCTCCGCACGAATTTCAGACAGGTGTCCGATGTGCTTTCCGAGGGCATTGACGCAAACGGCGGTTACCTCGTTCCCGAGGAGTACGACAGCCGCCTTATCGACACGCTGACCGAGGAAAATATAATGCGAAAGCTGGGTCACACCATCACTACCAGCGGCGAACATAAAATCAACATTGCCGCGACAAAACCTGCCGCAGCGTGGATTGACGAGGGCGGTGCGCTGTCTTTCGGGGAAGCTACTTTTGCGCAGATCAACCTTGACGCGCACAAGCTGCACGTTGCGGTTAAAGTGACCGAGGAGCTTCTCTACGACAACGCTTTCGGGCTTGAAAGCTACATTATCGAGCAGTTCGGCAAGGCGCTTTCCAATGCGGAGGAGGACGCTTTCCTCAACGGCGATGGAGTCGGCAAGCCTCTCGGACTTTTCTCCGATAAGGGCGGCGGCGAGGTTGCTGTTACTGCGGCAAGCGCTACTGCTATAACCGCTGACGAGATAATCAACCTTGTGTACTCCCTCAAGCGCCCGTACCGCAAGAATGCAAAGTTCATAATGAACGACCAGACTATTGCGGCGCTCCGCAAGCTGAAAGACAACAACGGTGCATATCTCTGGCAGCCGTCCCTCCAGGCGGGCGAGGTTGACAGGCTGTTCGGCTATGAGGTCTACACCTCTCCGTATGTTCCTGCTATCGCCGCAGGAAAGCCTGTAATCGCGTTTGGCGATTTCAGCTACTACAATATCGGTGACCGTGGCACTCGTTCTTTTGCGGAACTCAAGGAGCTGTACGCAGGCAACGGCATGGTCGGTTTTGTCGCAAAGGAGCGCGTTGACGGTAAGCTGATTCTTCCCGAAGCCGTGCAGATTCTCAAAATGAAAGGTTCCGGTTCGTAATGAATGAACTGCTAACCAAAGTCAAGCAGAATCTCATACTGGAACACTCGGCGGACGATGAACTCATAAGCGGGTTCATCACCGCCGCTGTTTCCTATGCCGAAAGCTATCAGCATATCGGGCAGGGATATTACACGGATAATCCCATGCCACCGACTACAGAACAGGCGGTAATAATGCTGTCCTCGCATTTTTACGAATCGAGGGACGGCAGTACCGGCGGCTTTTTCGGGGACAATGTTCAAGCCGGAAAACAGGTGTGGGATACCGTAAATATGCTCCTGCGACTGGACAGGCGGTGGAAAGTATGAGTTTCGGAAAGATGAACACGCAGATACAGATAACGCAGAAACAGGTCACGCTTGATGACGAGGGCTTTCAGACTGAATGCGATGTTGTTTTAGCAACAGCCAGAGCCTATCGGGAGGGGCAGCACGGCAGTGAGAAATGGGCAAACCGAGCTGCTTTTTCCGAAGCTACCGACCTGTTGCGTTTTCGCACCATTCCGGGGGTGAAAATATCCACGGATATGCGCTTGTTCTGCGATGGCTCTGTATTTGAGATAACCTCTGTCGAAGATGTGAAAGGCAGAGGTATGTATATCGAGGTTCTGTGCAAGGAGGTGAAGCCAAGTGGCTAAGGCTGATGTTAAAATGCCCGATGAATTCCTTTCGAGGATTTCTCGGCTTGGAGCGCAGACCGATAGCATTGCCGAAAAGATGTTGCAGGCGGGCGGCGAGGTCGCTCTCGCAAAGGTTCGGAGCAATCTGAAATCCGTTGTAGGTTCGGGAACGAAAAGCAAATCCCGTTCCACAGGTGAACTTGAACGTTCGCTCGGCTTATCTCCCGTTATGGTTGACAAAAACGGAAATCACGACATCAAGGTAGGATTTTCCGAGCCGAGAACGGACGGCGGCAGTAATGCGAAAATAGCAAATATCCTCGAGTACGGAACAAGCAGTCAGTCGGCAAAACCGTTTCTGAAACCTGCAAAATCCGCTGTGAAAAAGCAGTGCGTGGAAGCCATGAAATCCGCGTTTGAAAAGGAGGTCGAGGGGCTGTGAGTCTGCTTTCGGAACTCTCTGCAATAGCTAAAAAGCTGAAAATTCCGGCGCAGACCTCTGTGTATTCGGGAAAGGCTCCCGATGAATATCTGGTATTCACTCCGCTGTACGACAGCTTTGAACTCCATGCGGATAATGCGCCGACTGCCGATGTGCAGGAAGTACGGATTTCTCTGTTTACGAAAAGCAGTTACACCCGTACTGTGAGCAGGATTGTAAAGGCTCTGCTCAGCGCGGATATTACCGTAACCGCCCGAAAATATGTCGGTCACGAGGACGACACTGGCTATCATCACTATGCCGTTGATACGGCAAAAAACTTTGAAATGGAGGAGATATAAATGGCAACAATAGGTCTTGACAAGCTGTTTTACGCTGAGATAACGGAGGACAGTGACGGCAACGAAACCTACGGAGTTCCCGCTTCGCTTGCAAAGGCGATTTCGGCAGACCTCTCCGTGGAGCTTGCGGAAGCTACTCTCTATGCCGATGACGGCGCTTCCGAAATCGTCAAGGAGTTCAAAAGCGGTACGCTTTCACTTGGCATTGACGATATAGGAAATGACGCGGCTTCGGTTCTGACGGGAGCGACTATCGACAGCAATAACGTGGTCATTTCCACCAGTGAGGACGGCGGCAAGCCCGTGGCTATTGGGTTCAGAGCGAAGAAGTCCAACGGCAAGTACCGTTATTTCTGGCTTTACAGGGTCAAGTTTGGTATTCCGTCAACCTCGCTTGCAACAAAGGGCGACAGCATTACGTTTTCTACACCCACAATTGAGGGAACGGTTCTCCGCAGAAACAAGCCGGACGGCAGCGGTAAGCACCCGTGGAAAGCGGAAGCGACCGAGGGTGAGAAGAACGTTCCGGACAGCGTAATCACGGGTTGGTACAAGTCTGTGTATGAACCGACATTCACGGCAAAGCCTGCTGAAACAGGCAAGTAACGGAGGTATGAGCAATGACGAATGAACGCAGTTCTTTAATAACAATCGGCGGCGAGCAGTATGAGATGATTCTCACCACCAGAGCGACAAAAGCAATTTCTAACCGCTATGGCGGGCTGGATAACCTCGGTGACAAGCTGATGAAATCAGAAAATATGGAGATGGCTCTGGACGAGATAATATGGCTGATAACGCTGCTTTGCAATCAGAGCATTGAAATCTATAATCTAAGAAACAGCGAGAAAAAGCCGCTTCTCACCGAGGAAACCGTGGAGCTTCTGACCTCCCCAGGCGAGCTTGCCGAGTACAAGGACGCAATCACCGAAGCTATGCTGAAAGGCACAAAGCGCAATGTGGAAAGTGAGGATACATCAAAAAACGCAGTAACAGCCGAGTGAATGACGCAGAACTGTTCACCCGGCTGTTCTATTACGGAACGGCGCAGCTACACCTCGGGTCGGAAGAGGTGTGGCTTATGCCGTTCGGGTTTCTGCTGGATTTGTGGGAGTGCCATAAGCAGTTTATGGGGATTGCAAAGCCTAAGCGGGAGGTTGATATTGATGAGGTTGTGCCGATGGGGATTTGATTGGAAAAGTGGTTGAAATAAGTGGGAATGTATGATATAATGAATTATAGAGAGTAGTTTATCTGCTCGATAAATCGGAATTTTATGGAGGTAAAAAATATGGAATATAGATGTAAAGTGACGGTACTTGATAAAAAACTGTTTCCTGAACTTCAAGCACAATATTGCGCCGTTCCTGATAGTGGAAAATGCCCGTGCTACAACGTGGGTGATGAATTCATTTTTTGTCGCAACGATGAAAGAGATGACTATTGGCACTGCGGAGAGGGAACGCTGATTAAATCCGGAACTCCCGATGAGGGCTGTTTAATATCGCCCGGAACTGCTCATTGCGGAAGCAAAGGTATTCCTTTTTGTTCAGAAGCGTGGGACGCTATCAGCCGTTATATTTATACTGCTCTTCAAGGCGGTAGTATTATGCACGGTTGGACAAAGGATGATAAGGTTATGATTGCTTGCTGCAACGATGGAACAAGACCCGTGATTTTCAAAATAGAGCGTTTAGACTGCGAATAAGTTGTCATATTCCCATAAGTCGAGCAGTTTATTACACTAAAGGAGCAACCACTCGGCTGCTCCTTTTTCATATCCCCCACGAGCCGCAAGGCTCTTTTTTTATGCCCATTTGAAGGAGGTGACGCAGAATGTCCGAGAATTTCGGCTTGAAAATAGGTCTTGAGGGTGAAAAGGAGTTCAAGAAATCCCTCGCTGAAATCAACAATTCTTTCAAGGTGCTTGGCTCCGAAATGAAGCTGGTGGACTCCCAGTTCGACAAGAACGACAAATCCGCTGAGGCTCTCACTGCGAGAAACCAAGTCCTCAACAAGGAAATCGAGCAGCAGAAACAGAAGATAGACACCCTCCGTACTGCTTTGCAGAATGCCGCCGAGTCTTTCGGCGAGAACGACCGCCGCACTCAAAACTGGCAGATTCAGCTTAACAATGCGCAGGCGGCTCTGAACGGCATGGAGCGTGAACTGAACTCCAACAACACCGCCCTTGAAAATGCTGACAAGGGCTTTAACGAAGCCGGAGATGAAGCAAAGGACTTTTCAAATTTCGTCAAGAAAGCCGCCGACACAAGCGAGGACGCTGACGGAAAGCTGAGCAAACTCGGAGATACCGCAAAGAAAATCGGCGCGGCTCTCGGGGCTGCTGCGGCAGTGGTCGGGACAGCCTGCGTTGCCGCAGGGAAAAAGCTGTGGGACATGGCGAACGATGTCGGCTCTGCCGGCGACCAAATCGACAAGACCTCGCAGAAAATCGGCATAAGCGCCGAAAGCTACCAGAAGTGGGGCTATGTCTTTGAACGCTGCGGCGCTGACGTGAACAACCTCCAGACAGGCATGAAAAAGCTGTCCACCGTTATAACTGACGCAGCAGGCGGTTCGGATTCCGCAGCCGAAAAGCTGTCCGCTGTGGGGCTTTCCATCGAGGAGCTGAACGGAAAGTCACAGGACGAGCAGCTGAGCATGGTAATCACCGCTCTGCAAGGCATGGAGGCAGGCGCAGAGCGTACAGCCGCCGCAAACGACCTCCTCGCAAAATCAGCCGTGGATATGGCGGCAGTCCTGAATACAAGCGCCGAGGAAACCGAACGTCTGAAGCAGGAAGCCGAGGACTACGGCATGGTTATGAGCAACGAAGCGGTTGCGGCTTCTGCGGCATTTGAGGACAGTCTGACACGGCTTTCACACACCGCAGGCGGTCTGAAAAATCGCATGGTGGGAGAACTCCTGCCCGGAATAACGCAAATCACGGACGGGCTTGCCGACCTCCTCGCCGGAAACGAACAAGCCGCTGACGAACTGAAAAACGGCGTAACATCGGTTATCGGCACTATCCGAACGCTGATTCCACAGTTTGCAGAACTCATAACTTCGATTGCGGGAGCAGTCCTTGAGAGCGCTCCGGGGATAATCAAGGCTCTTGCTGATGGACTGTTGTCGGCTATTTCTGAACTCACACCCACACTTGCGAAAATCGTGACGGAGATAATCTCGGCGCTTGTGGGACTGTTGCCGCAAATCGTGTCGGCTGGAGCGGATATTCTGCTGTCGCTCATCAAGGGCATTGCAGACACGATTCCGCAGCTTGTTCCGCAGATAGTCGCTGTTGTCGTGGAGATAGTGAAAACACTCGTGGATAATCTTCCGCTTATTCTTGACGCAGCTTTGCAGCTTATAACCGGACTTGCACAAGGCATTCTTGACGCTCTGCCTGTCCTCATTGAAGCCCTGCCGCAGATAATCACGGGAATCGTGGACTTTCTCATCGGCGCGATACCGCAGATAATCGAAGCGGGAATACAGCTGCTGACGGCGCTTGTGACGGCTCTGCCGGACATCATCGCGGCAATCGTAGAGGTAATTCCGCAGATAATTGACGGGATAATCAAGGCGGTGATTTCCGCTATTCCGCTCATCATCGAAGCAGGAATCAAGCTGCTCATCTCGCTTGTGCAGAACCTGCCGACAATCATCACGACTATTGTTGCGGCTATTCCGCAGATAATTTCAAGCGTTATCGACGCAGTTATCGGAGCGATTCCGCAGCTTGTTGCGGCGGGAGTTCAGTTGTTTATCGCGCTGATTGAAAATCTCCCGACCATAATCGTGGAGATAGTCAAGGCGATTCCGCAAATCATAACCGGCATTGTTGACGCATTCGGAAGCTACTTCGGCAAGATGGCGGAGGTCGGCGGCAACCTGCTGAAAGGTCTGTGGCAGGGCATTTCTGACGCGGGCGCGTGGCTCTGGAATCAGATTAGCGGCTTTTTCGGCGGCATCGTGGACGGAATCAAGGACTTCTTCGGAATTCACTCGCCGTCAAAGCTATTCGCCAATCTCGGCGGCTTTATGGCGGAGGGACTTGGCGAGGGCTTCGGCGATGAGATGAAAGACGTTTCAAAAAGTATGCAGAATGCAATTCCGTCTGATTTCGACCTCGACATGAACGGCACGTTTTCAGGCTTCAACGGAGTACAGACGCAGGCGTTTGATATTACAATTCCGCTAAGCATTGACGGCGTACCTCTCACAAAGGTCATTTCAAGAATTCAGTGGAATCAGAACAAGGTAACGGTAAGAAATGCGGGGGCGGTGTAATGGTTGAGATAATCGTGACTGAAAACGGCAATGTCCGAGGTGTGTTTACACGGGTGATTTCCGCATCGCTGACCGACAGTCTGAACGGAGAATGCACCTTTCAATTTTCCGTAATGTCCTCGATGGCTTCGGAGATATTCACGGGACTGGAGGTACAACTGAAAAGCGACACGCTGAATTACCTTTTTAATGTGGTGAAAGTGTCGAAATCCATTTCGAATGGCATTGCGATTTGCACTGTGGCGTGCGAGCACAAGTCCTACGAACTTAACAACGATGAATACAAGCTGAATGAATTTGATTTCGAGGGCGCTCCGGGTGAGTGCCTTATTTCTTTGCTGCAAGGTACTTCGCTGACCGCCGGAATTTGCGACCCGACTATACCGATAAAGTTGAAAATCAATCGAGAATGTACCCGCCGAGCCGCTTTAATGCAGCTAATTGCGCTCTGCGGCGGCGAAATCGAGTACAACGGGACGGAAATAAATATCCGTTCTCACCGAGGTTCGCAGGACTACATCAGCATTATGGACGGAAAAAATGTGTCCGACCTCACAATGGAAACCGACAACCGTTCCGGTACTACAAACTACGGACTGACGCTCTACAAGAACGTCAATTTTTCGGTCGGCGATAACGTGCAGATAGTATTCCACCCGTTCAATCTCAATGTGAACACCCGCATAATCGCCATGAGTTTCAATCCGTTCAACCGCCGTGAAATCTCAATCGAGGTCGGAGATTATCGTCCGAGCATTTCGGACAATCTCTATCAGATGGAGCAAAAAACGAACGAGATACGCAAGGACGTTGGCGAATCCACTGCGGAACTCAAAACTGCGACAAACAGCGTGGATATTGCGATTACGGAGAAGTCACAGCGGCTGTTCCGCATTACTTACAATGCAATTCAAGCGACTTATGCGGCATTCTGTTCGACAGTGAAATTTGTGATTTCAGCCGCAGGAACTCTTGCGTTCATTCTGAAAAAGAACGAAAACGAGGTCATGCGGTATGAGGAGTATTTCAGCGAGGGGTCGCACACAAAGACTTATACATACCCGTTCACATCGGAGGTCGGTCAAAATACCATGTCGCTTAGCGTGGTTTCGGTTGACGGCGCACAGGGCAAGTTTCCGAAAATGCAGACGTGGGGCTATGTGATGGGCGCTTACCTTGCCGGAGATACACCCTGGGACGGCTACATTGAAGCCCGTGAGATTGAGGTTTGCTTTTCAATGCGCCGTACCGACAGGAAGAAACTTGTACGCACATCGGATACTCTGCTGTTTGAAATTCTCAAATCGCATAAGTTTGTTTTCGGCGAGTTTGCGCCTGCTTTCATCAAGCGTGATAGGGACAGGAAAACTCTTGAACCTACTGTTATGGCAATATTCCCTGACGCATGGAGTCCGAAGATAATCACACCACCGCCTATCACCGTGGTGAACGTATCGAACAGAAAGCTGTATCTTGAACTGCGAAATCCCGTCAAGGCTGATGAAATAGCGGTTCCTGCATTCACAATGATAGTCACCACCGAAAAGGAAACGGTGCGTTTACAGCCGATTTCCGCTGACTTCGGCGTTGGTGATTTCGGCAGTACGATTTGGCTTGCATTCGAAAGTTCTGCGATGAAAGACAGCGTTCAGAGCATTACTTTGCTGTATGACGGAGATGTCGGAAATCTGACCGATGTGCTGAATAACGCGCCGTGTAACAGTTTCCAGACATCGTTTATTTACACACCGTATGAGGAGGAACAGAATGATTAAAGGTAAAGCGACCATTCAGCTTTTTGATGAGAAATCCGGAGAAGTGGTTAAGGAACTTCATGAAGAAAATATGATTACGAATGCCGTTGACACGATTCTCAACCCGCCCGATTATATTGAAATCGGCATGGATTCCGACAATGACCGCAGCTTTAATATGCTGCGTGATTTCGTGGGAAATATCGCTGATACTGCGTTCCGTGGAGTCATCGTCTGCCGCGACAAAATACCCGAGGACGGCAATAATATGATGCTCCCGTGGACGAACGAGGAGATAGGTCATGCCGGAATTTCAAATACCAGCACGGACACTTCAATCGGCACTTACAACGCAAACGAAAGCGGACGAATTGAGAACGGCAAGGGCTACCGCCATGTGTGGGACTTTGCTTCTGACCGTGCGAACGGCGAAATCGGTTGTATATGCCTTACCACCAAGGACGGCGGCACCTGCGGCTACCACGACACTTACTGGAATCTTTCAACGGGAGGAACTGACCTCAACAGCAGTTCGGTAGATACTTTCAGACAGGCATATCACACGATTGTGGGACGGTACATTCCCGATTCGCAGTTTAACTGCGCTTTGTACAAGTGGTTTTACATGAACAGAATGAGCAACGGAAACGTGCGGCTTCTGGGCAAGCATATCCACAACGGCGGCATTTACGAGGTCATTATTTTCGACCCGATGTCCATAAGCGTCAGCGCAAATAAGCCGTTCTGCGGCATTATCAGCGTGAAAAAGGTAATAGAGCTGTTCCCGGCTGCGGAGAGAATTCCCGGTTCTATGAACGATAATTCCTATCATCACGGAAGTTATTTCTACGACTGCAACACCACGAACAGCGACTATCTCCCCGATGAAGAAAAGGAGAAGCTGCGGCAGAACTGGGAGGACGATCCGCAGTGGCTTGCGTACTTCCCGTATGTTGTCGGGGATAAGATACACATTGTCGCTACGGCTCGGTATCACATTCACCATTATGTTTTTCGTCTTTCGGATTACTCGCAGGTTTCCAAAAAGGTAATTGAAACGGACATGATTCTGCAAAACTACGGAGTGGGATTTCACTATGAGCGAATAAGCAACTCGCAGCCTTATTATCGTTGGTTCTACGGTACGGGAGTGAACGGTGATTACTGCAATGCGCTGAGTGCGTTCGAGTGGGACGACAAGTATTTTGTGATAACGGAATATCCGCTTATTGACGGCAAGGAATCCACCTCGACCAACAATTACGGACAGATGAGAGTATTCACAAAGGCCGGGAAATCCATCGGGAATATTATTCAGTATGTTGGGAATGGAACGCTGTCTAACATGAGCGCCGCCAGTTTCTGGGGCTTTTATGTCGATGAAAAGACCAACACACCGCTGCTCCTTTGCGACAGCTGCAATATTTCCTATGGGCTTATTGCGCTTGAGATAATCAAGCGTTCTGACGGCTACGGCTGGTACAGAATGAGAATGTCTGCGCCAACATACGGTGTGAGTTATCTCTATTCCTACTGCAATCTCATTAAGACAGAGGGACTGTCGCTGCCGCTGTATGTTCTGCCGTACTATCCGTATTCAAGCAGTAATCAGCACTTTTTCGGCTTTGCGCTTGGTATCTGCAAGCTGTGCCTTACGACTATAAATAACCTGTCCGAGCCTGTGCGCAAACTGGACGGGCAGGTCATGAAAATAACTTACGATATCGTTGACGAATGATTGGAGGGATCATTATGAGAGAATTCTGGAACACAATTCAGCTTATTTTTACGGCGGTCGGCGGGTGGCTCGGCTGGTTTCTCGGAGGGAGCGATGGTTTGCTTTTTGCGCTTATTGCCTTTGTGGTTATCGACTACATAACGGGAGTGATGTGCGCTATCTCGGACAAGAAATTATCCAGTTCTGTAGGATTCAAGGGAGTATGCAGAAAGGTGCTTATTTTCGCTTTGGTCGGCGGTGGGCATATTCTCGACACTCGGGTTATTGGCGCAGGCTCTGTTCTGCGCACTGCGGTGATATTCTTCTATCTGTCGAACGAGGGTATTTCACTGCTTGAGAATGCCGCTCACCTAGGTTTGCCTGTTCCTAAGAAACTGAAAGATGTGCTGGAGCAGCTGCATAAGCGCTCGGAAAAGGAGTACGATGATGAAGATTAAAGGTGTTGATTTAAGCTACTGTCAGGAGGGCATTAGCTTTCCTGCGCTGAAACAGGCGGGCGTGAAGTTCGCAATTATCCGTGCGGGTTTTTCTGCCAAGAAAGATGTTACTATGGATAAGTTCGTGGCTGACTGCAAGAAATACGGCATTGACTACGGATTTTACTGGTACAGCTATGCAATGAGCGTTGAACAGGCAGAGGCTGAAGCCGAGAAATGTATTTCTGTGATTAAGGAACTGTCCCCGTCATATCCCGTATTCTTCGACATGGAGGAGAAAAAGCAGATCAGCGGTCTGTCTACGGACACACGCACAAAGATGGCGATAGCTTTCTGCGAAAAAATAAGGCAGGCGGGATTCAAGACAGGCATTTATGCAAATCCGTCCTTTATGGAGCATTATTACGACAAGAGCAGGATTGTCGGCAAGTATGACATCTGGCTTGCTCACTGGACTAACAGCCCCGACTGTCCGTCAAGATACGACTATGGTCAGACAATGTGACAGTGGGGTGTGGATAAGATTGGCGGTTATGATGTTGACGGGGATATTTGCTTTACAGATTACAGTAGTAAAACAGTTGACGAACTTGCCGATGAAGTACTCGCAGGAAAGTGGGATAACGGCGCAGAACGTGAAAGGCTGCTTACTGCCGCCGGGTATGACTACGATGCCGTACAGAAAAGGGTCAACGAAAAGCTCTATAAGAAAACCGTTGACGAGATTGCCGTTGAAGTTGTTGCGGGGCTGTGGGGAAACGGTTCGGAGAGAAAGGAAAAGTTGACGGAAGCCGGGTATGATTACTCGGAGGTTCAGAAGCGTGTAAATGAAATGCTCGGATAAAACTTAACAACTACAGTGATAATGCCCACCTTGGATTGATTTCCTTGGTGGGCATTATTTTTTCGGACCGGATGGCTATTTTTCCTCCAGTAGATATTGAGGTAATCCCTCGGATTGGAGGAAAGCTCAATGACGAATCAGCAAAAAGAACAAATACGAACAATGCGCCTGCAAGGCGTCGGCTATATTAAAATAGGAAAAGCCCTCGGCATATCAGACAATACTGTGCGCTCATTCTGCCGCCGCAACGGTCTGGGTGACAAATCAAAGAATGCCGTGGCTTGTAAACAGTGCGGAAAGCTGATAAAAAACATTCCTAAGCAGAAACCAAAAAAGTTCTGCTCTGATGCCTGTCGAAATACATGGTGGAACGAACACCGGGATTGCGTCAACCGAAAAGCCAATTATGAATATACCTGCGCCTGTTGCGGAAGGAATTTTACCGCTTACGGAAACGATCACAGAAAATACTGTTCTCATGCCTGCTACATAACAGACCGTTTCAGAAAGGGGCGTATTTCTGATGAGTGACAATTACAGAAATAGGTTAGAAAGCTACCTTGTTTCCATGCTCCAGGCAAAACGAATGCTGTCGATGGGGATTATAACCCCGGAAGATTACACCGATATTGATACAATTATGAACGAAAAATACGGTATATCTTCGTGTAGTTTATACTGCGGTATTGACTTGATATATGATGGTTTTAGAGGTAATATGTCACACTATAAGGAGGTGACGTTATGTCAGGAAAAATAACCGTCGTATCAAAATTGCCAAAGCTGGAAAGAAAAAAGAGAGTAGGCGCCTATGCTCGTGTGTCGAGCGGTAAGGACGCTATGCTACACTCGCTCTCAGCACAGGTCAGCTATTACAGCGACCTTATCCAAAGCCACGGCGAATGGCTTTATGCAGGAGTATATGCAGATGAAGCCAAGACAGGCACCAAGGATTCAAGAGCAGGTTTTCAGAATTTGGTAGCAGAATGCCGTGCCAGTAAAATCGATATGGTGATTACAAAATCCATCTCCCGCTTTGCACGAAATACAGTCACTCTGTTACAGACGGTTCGTGAATTCAAAGCCCTGGGAGTGGATATTTATTTTGAAGAGCAGAACATTCATACAATGAGCGGTGACGGAGAATTGATGATGACGATTCTTGCTTCATACGCACAGGAAGAAAGCCGCTCGGCAAGCGAAAATCAGAAATGGCGTGTCAAACGTAATTTTGAAGCCGGTATTCCATGGGATAGGACTTTACTGGGGTATCGAATGGAAAATGATCATTATGTTATTGTTCCAAAGGAAGCTGAAATTGTCCGCCGTATATATAATGAATACCTTTCCGGCAGCGGCTACAATTCAATTGCTAAAATGCTGAATGATGAGGGGATTCTGTCACGGTTCGGCGGGAAATGGAATCAGTCTGCCATTTCAAGGGTGCTTAGCAACTACACATATACGGGCAATCTGCTCTTGCAGAAAACCTTCAGTGAAAACCACATTACAAAAAGAAAGATGTTCAATACCGGTGAACTTCCAAAATACCACGCAGAGGACGCACATGAAGCCATTATAGATATGGAAACCTTTCAGGCGGTTCAGAAAGAAAAAGAACGCCGAGCGGCTCAATTCATCAAGAAGCCTAGTCCAAAGAAAATATATCCGTTTACCGGTCTTTTGGTGTGTGGCAACTGCGGAAAGAACTATTGCCGCAAGGTCACAAAGACAGGCGCAGTATGGGTGTGCGGAACATTCAATTCACTTGGTAAAGCGGTCTGTGCGTCTAAACAGATACCGGAGTTTACCCTACAGCAAGTCACTGCTGATGTCCTGGGTCAGAATGATTTTACGCACGAGTGGCTTTGCGACCAAATTCAGCATATTCGTGTCTGCAATGATAATGCTCTGATTTTCTGTTTCAATGACGGTTCTGAAATTACACGAATTTGGAAAGACCGCTCACGCAGTCAAAGTTGGACGGACGAGATGAAAGAAGCCGCCCGTCAGAAAATATTAGAAAGGAGCAATCATAATGCCTAAAGTTACGATGATACCGGCAACCGTAAATCCTTTGACACATCTGCCAAAGGCATCCGTGCAGAAAAGGCGTGTTGCCGGATATGCCCGAGTTTCAACTGACAGTGATGAGCAATTCACAAGCTATGAAGCGCAGGTGGACTACTACACCCGATACATTCAGTCAAAGCCGGAGTGGGATTTCGTAAGGGTCTATACCGATGAAGGAATTTCCGGCACAAATACCAAGCGCCGCGAAGGTTTCAAGGAGATGATAGCGGACGCATTGGCAGGTAAAATTGACCTTATTGTTACAAAGTCGGTCAGCAGATTTGCACGAAACACGGTTGACAGCCTTGTAACTATCCGAAAGCTGAAAGAAAAAGGCGTTGAGTGTTATTTTGAAAAGGAGGGTATTTACACCTTCGACAGCAAGGGTGAACTGCTCATAACCATTATGTCCTCACTGGCGCAGGAAGAAAGCCGCAGTATTTCCGAAAACATTACTTGGGGTCAGCGCAAGAGTTTCGCTGACGGCAAGATTCATTTGGCATATAAGCATTTCCTCGGTTATAAAAAGGGTGAGGACGGACGCCCTGCCATTATTGAGGAAGAAGCCGCCGTTGTCAGATTGATTTACAGATTATTTCTTGACGGCAAAACCCAGGCAGGAATTTGCAGGTATCTTGAGGATTTGAGTATTCCGTCACCAAGCGGTAAGGAAAAGTGGAACAAGACCACAGTTACCAGTATTCTGACAAACGAAAAATACAAGGGTGATGCGCTTCTTCAAAAGTCTTTTACGGTAGATTTTCTGCAAAAGAAAACAAAGCCAAATGCAGGCGAAGTTCCGCAGTATTATGTTGAGGGCAGCCACCCCGCCATTGTTGAACCTTATGAATGGGATCACGTCCAAGCAGAGTTTGCCAGACGAAAAGCCCTCGGCAATGCTTACAGCGGGAAGAGCATTTTCTCGGCAAAGCTAGTCTGTGAGGACTGCGGAGGGTTCTTCGGCTCAAAGGTCTGGCATTCCACCGACCGCTACCGTCGCACCGTTTGGCAGTGCAATAATAAATTCAAAGGCGGTGAACGTTGTCTGACGCCAACTGTGGATACGGAAACCGTACAGCAGCTCTTCATAAAAGCCTATAACCAGATGATGGGAAATAGAAAACAAATCATCGAGGACTGCGAACTGATGCGTAAAAAGCTGACTGATTTCAAGTCACTGGACACCGATATTGAGCATCAGTTTGAGGAAACGCAGATTGTTGCCGAACTTGTCAAGGCTGCAGTTAAGGATAATGCAGTCACCGCACAATCGCAGGAAGCGTACTTGAAAAAGTATGAAGCACTTACTAAACGGTACGAAACAGCTGCAGCGGAACTGGAACGCCTGCAAAACCTCCGTACTCTCCGCAGTCAAAAAGATAAGGCGATGGCACTTTACATACGAACCCTGAAAAAACAACCGACCGTATTGAGCGAGTGGAACGACACCTTATGGACTGTGATGGTAGAGAAAGCAATCGTCCACAGGAACAGCGAGATAACCTTTGCATTCTACAATGGTACTAAGGTTAAAGTGAGGCAATAAAACGATCGCTCTACTAAAAATCAATGCCATCTCAATAAAATCAAACAGTAAACACCGCCGCATAGAGAAGCTACTCTCTGTGCGGCGGTGTTCCTTCATATTTTCTTATCGTACACGATATGCTGCTTCACCGGAAGCCTCAATTACGCTCAGACCAATTTTTTCTTTCTTATGATACTGATTGCAACGCTCACGACATTCCAGAGCAGTGATGTGCCTGCAACGGATACTGCCGCAGTGGCAAGCGGCTTGGAAACATTAACGCTGTCGCTGATCGCGGAAATATTGCCCGCGTCCAGCGTTGTGTTGTCGGTCAGCGTCAGTATCAGGTTGCCGTCATCGTCAATACGGCAACCCTTGATTCCGATGCCGTCTTTACCGTCAGCACCGTCCTTACCGTCTTTTCCGTCCGTACCGTTCTTGCCGTCAGTGCCGACGATTTTACCGAGATTGGTAACAACGCCATCGGTAAACGTGATAATCAGATTGCCGTCGGCATCAATTTCAGCCGATTGTATTCCGTTGCCGTTTGAACCGTCTTGACCGTCCTTTCCTGCGTCACCTTTTTCTCCGGTGACTTTGCCGAGGTTGTGTACAGTACCGTCTGACAGTGTAATGATAAGGTTGCCGTTTTCGTCAACAACAGCATTCTCAATGCCGACTCCGTCAGCACCGTTTCTACCGTTTTCACCGTTGCTTGCGTTTACCTTGCCTGCATTATGCACAGTGTCGTCAGTCAGAGTGATTATGAGGTTTCCGTCATCATCTATCGCTACCGACTTAACGCCTATGCCTGTATCTCCCTTGTCGCCTTTGTCACCCTTATCGCCTTGATTGCCCTGTTCACCTTTATCTCCTGTTACCTTGCCTGCATTATGCACGGTGTCATCGGTCAGTGTGATAATAAGATTTCCGTCCTCGTCGATAGTTACCGACTTAACGCCTACACCTGTAGCGCCAGTATCACCCTTGTCGCCTTGGTCGCCTTGGTCGCCTGTATCACCCTTTACATCTGTCACAATAACAGTAAGGAGTATATCGCTGTCTACAGTAAATGTTATTTCGTTTTTGTTTGTTTCGGAAAGCAGCTCGCCGCCGATGTACCAGCCCTTGAGAATAAAGGTCGGGTCAAGTGTCACGGTTGCTGTAAGCCGTGTTCCCTCACGAAGCTTGTCACCGCTTGAAATCTTTCCTTTATCGTTTTTAACCGAAAGGATACAGCCATCAATAGTTGTGGGGAATGTGACCGTATATTCCGGTATCTCCTCGATTTTCACCGAGATATTGGTAT